TTCACAGATTTATACGGCGGCAACAAAGACAAAAGTCAAAACTGTTGGGATGCCAAGCCATCCCATGTTGCCGCCGGGGCGGGGTTAAAGTGTCATTGCCGCCATGCTATCAGCTAGCGATGGGGCATCTCCATAATCGAACGTGCCAAACCGGATCGTAGGCTTAACCGGGGCGCGTCCAGTCACGGTAGTTGGTCCAAACAAGTCACGACCTTGAGGGTCAGTGGAAAAAGGGGCATCAGCAACCCGACGAGGACTGAGGGCATGATGCGAGTCGGTTGGTGCATCAAAGACACTAGGTCCAAGATTAACACCTTCCAACGCTGCTTTCTGCTTCTCAGTTTCACGGGCTTGAGCAGCGCCCAATTTTGACCAAGCGATAATTTCACCTTTTTCGTTCAATTTGTTGCCGAGACGATCAACCCCAGTATTTGCTGTACTGGGTACAACCCCAGAACGGTAAGCGGCGACCTCAGCAACATCATGCTTAGTGTCGTCACAAGGCACATACCGGGGTGAATCATCATCTTTCAACTCATTGGGCGGAGTGGCCACTGGAGTTTTGGCAATAGGCCTTTTCTCTTCGCGCGGACACTTCTGGGCCAAATGCCCAAGCACGCCACAACGTCGACAACGACGGGTCTCAACACGAAGGGCCTGTTTGACGGCCTTAGCCTTATCCCTAAACGTTTGAGTCCGTTCCTTAGAGCGAGCAGATGTTGGTTTCGCTTTAGTGGTTCCGGGGCCCTCCACAGGGTGAGGAACATCCTTCTTCTCAGCCTTAGGGGGAACAAACACCACATCATCCACAGGACCTGTCACAACGGCCTTCAATTTGCCGGTGACCTCAATAGGTTCGCAACACATTGGCAAGCTAAGCAGTTGCTCCAACTTGGTGGCGCTTTCGCAAGCCTTTCTGAACCGAGACACATCGAACCGCATCAACACTGGATCATAGGAGAAAAACCACGACATCCAATCCGCCGTGTTTTCATTCGGGTACTGCCGGTCCTCAGACGTTCGTGAATGGTAATACTTTAATTCATCCAGATGTTCGGCATTGCGTTTGAGCTCAAGCTCTAGACCAGCATCATTCTTACTCAGACGCTCGACGGCCACACAAAGGTCGCCGAGGATCGGAGTATTTCTGTCGGTCAAAATAAAGCTTCGTGCTTTCTCAACAAGCTTCATTTCAGGAGTGACATGACTAGGCAAATTGCCACTCAAATGAAACTTGGAAATCTGACGAAGGATATCTGAGCAAGAGTCCAGCGAGCCAAACCACACGTCAGGGCTGTAATAGCGAGCCAAGAAGTG